TAGGCAAGTTCGATGGCGCTCACAATCGAAGGAATCAACGGCAACTGGTAGAACGACGACTGCGGTTCGTCCCAGAACGGTTGTCCGTCCACGAGGAACGAGTCCGGTCCGGCTAGGTCCTGCGACGCCGTCCAGTTCGATGTGACGATGCGGGTCCCGCACGCCTGCGCCTCGATGCTACACACACCGAAACCTTCTCCCATGGTCGCGTTCAACACAACATCCGATGCCGTATATAGTGCCGCCAAATGTTCCTGCGACAAACCAACCCGCAACTGTGTCGAGTTCGCCATGATGACATCCTTGTCCGTCAACCCCAACGCTTGAGTGATGACGGGAATGTTGAACCCGCCGAACACCTTCGAACCCTCCATGTGTAAATACAACACGGCGTCCTTATGCGTTTGTTTGAAAATTGAGAACGCCATGATTTGTTCCACCAACGACTTCCGGTGCAATATGCCGTTGGATTTGTTCGCAGCGAAGATTGACACGAGGAACTGGTCGTCCTTGATGCCCATGAACTCCCGTGTCGGAACACCGTCAATTTCATGTGTTGGGGTGAACACGGTTGTGTCGACCGAGTGCGGTGCGTAGACGCATTCGATGTCGCGTTGTTCCATCATGCGGACACCATGTTCGGACATGGCAATCGGTGTCACGTTCTCACGCATGAGGAACTTGTGAACTAACGGTGGCATGGTGACATGGTCGATGGGGACGTAGGCGAAGATAGGGTCGTCGAACTTGAGTTGGTCATATACCCATACGTCATACAACGTCATGAGTGCGGACTTCAGTCCGGGGTTCTGTTTCTTCCATTCGTCATGCCACAACCCGATGACGTCGTCCGAGTACGGTTTGAAACCCTTCGGGTAGTGCATCGCCTCACCGTGCGGGGTGCGAATCTTTTCGAACCGACCCTCCAACCCGTAGTTCGATTGGACGGCGGTTTGTAACCCGTGACGGACGAAACGGTCCACCATGTAGCCCGCCTGCGTCACGTAACCCGTCGCAGCGTAGGGGGTGTTCGAAACGAGACTGAGGACACCGTCGAATTGTTCGTGTTTCGCCATACGCCTCAGCATACAGAAAACCCCCGACAATCACGAGGACTGCCGGGGGTTTCCGTTAGGGAATGACTATGCCATTTCCAGGTATTTGACGTGGTCCACGCCGTTCGCCACGCCAGCCGCGATGCGGTAGGTGAAGCGGTAGGTGGTGACGTCCTGGTTGAATGCGTAGTCGGGTGAAACCGCTACGTCCAGACCAGTGGTTGCGACCTTGATGGAACCGAGGTGTCCGAAGAACACGGGCTTGGTTCCGGTTGCGATGGATGCGACCGAGGGGGACTCGTAAACGGGGAACCCCTGGATGGTCGAAGGACCACCGGCAACATAGTTCAAAATGTAGCCGTTGTCGTCCTTCAGTTTCCGGATTGCGGCGAGGGTGGAAGTGTTCACAACAAATCCGGTCTCAGGCAGGTTCCGAACTGCGCCATCGGTGCTGTAGGCGAGGTCGACGAGTTCGTCTCCGGTGATTGCGTTGGTTGTACCAGCGGTCACACCGGAACCGGCGACTGCGGTGACTGCAGCGTGGATGATGGCGTCGGCACGGCGTCCGATTTCATTTCCAGCCTGGTCAGCGATGGTCGACTCCAGCGGGAACGAAGCGTCCGTGAGGAGTTCGTTTGCCACGGGGACAAGGAATCCCTGCTTGGCGGGCTGAAGCAGAATGCTTGAGAACGTCGGGTTTGAGTCCGCGATAGCGGAACCGGCGGCGTACTCTGCAGCGGTGCTGAAACCAGTCATGACGGGGATGCGAAGGTCCTCACCAGAGTCACGCTGGAAAACCTCAGAGGTTTCGAGGTAAGGGCCGACAAGCTTGGCCAGGTTGAACACCCGGTCCAGGAAGTCAACGGGGACAGTGTTAGCACCGGTTACAAGCGCACGCTTCTCAGAAGCACGGAACTCGTGACCGCGGATCTCACCGCGACCCATTGCACGGAAGATGTCAGCGGAACCAGCCGAAGCCTCTTCCACAACCTCAATGCCACGCGCTGCCTGAGCAACCTCAGATGCACGCTCTTCGGACTTAGAAGCAACCTCGATGGAGCGCTGTGCGCTGTCGATGTCAGCTTCGATACGATCAATTTTGGTCAGTTCAGCCTGATCCAGGCCACGACCTTCAGACTCTGCGCCGTCAATGACTTCGCGGATCTGCATGGTCAGGTTGGCGCGGAGCTCTTCCTGACGCTTTACAAACTCAGACATACTAAGTTTCTCCTTTAGGGAACGAATAAATGAAATGCAATCGCGTTGACGCAGACTACTCACCGCAGCGTTGACGCACATCGGCTACAACAATTGTAAGCCCGCACCTGCACTTTGTTGCAGGCAAGAAAAGACCCCTACCGCCGAAAGGGGAAAGCGGTAGGGGTCAACCCGTTTCAGCGCTTTTCAGAAGCCTTGATCACACGGGTTTCTTTAGCTGGCTCAGCATCGAGCGCAACAATTGCACGCGCCCACTCTTCCGCCAACTCGACCACAGCACCCGATGTCGGGTTACCGGCAACACGCAAAATAGTTCTTTTGATATCAGATTCAGAAGCCATTACAGTCCCATCAACAGTTCAAGCTTCTTCTTCTTTAGGGCCAGAAGCTCTTTGCCCTTCTCATCGTCAGCATCAGCAACCTGCTCATCAGGTGCCAGCTCAGTGATGACCTTCTCCAACAGTTGCCGGTCATCAGATGAAATGTCCTCACCGTTCTCAATCTTCAGTAAAGCATCGGCAAGGCTGTCAGCGTCAACGGTTGCACGCTGGGCAACCTTATCAATGCCGCGCATGGTCGCTGTCCCAGCAGTCTGGGCATAAGCCGGAAATGGGGTTAGCGACACTTCGAGCAAGCGGACAGACTTCAAAACACGCTCAGTGCCATCAGAGTTCCACTCATCCCCGCCGCGGGCAGGCATTGAAAAACCAAAGGAAAATCCTGTGACATCGCCCCTGGTCACCAACACCTTAGCGTCCCTGCCGTAACTTGTCGGAGCGACAGAAGCGGAAACTTTTAGGCCGCGCTCATCTTCGGTCAAGGTCAAAGTGCCTGCTCTTGTGCTGGCAAGAACTGCGTCTGTCGAATGATTCCAGAGGAGCTTTATGTCATTACGGGATCGCAATGAGGCACGGAACGCCCCAGGCTTAATGGTTTCCGTGAACCCGCCCAGGTTCTCCGAACGCGAGTTGAACAGCGCAGCATAACCTTCCAGGTGCATACCATCGCCATCTTCGCGCACCTCAAAAGCATCGACCTCGACAATGCGGGTTTCCAGTTTGCTTTTAGCTTCGCCAGTCACAGTGCTCCGTTCGTCATTCTCTTCTTCAATTCTACCAACCACACCATCAGCGTATGCCAGAGCACGCTCAGCGGAACGCTTAGAACCGCCACCGCCCCACAAAGCCATCGCTACAGCACCCGGCCCAGGGTAACCCTCTTCGCCAGGAATGTTGCGAGGTGCATCCATATCGACAAGGTGCCGGGCAATCCAAGCACGCAACCGCACCCACTTATCCGCCGTCACGTTGCCTTCCGCCATGGCGCGAGCTTCACGGATTGTGCGATCCACAACACCGTCACCGCTGCGCCCCTCAGCATGCCACTCCAAACCTCGACGAGCTGACGCACGCATGTAAGCAGGTGGTGTCAAGTCAACTTGTCGCTGTTCGACTTCATCAGAGAATGTAGCCGAACGGGTGCTTCGCGGGTGATCCTCTGGGAGCAAATCGTTATCGCCCACATACGCTGAGTTTTGCGGTCTGCCATTGCGCAGCAAATACAGGTAGGCGTTGACGCGGGCCATCGCCCAAGCGCCGCGAGAGATACCTGGCCGGTGACTTGTCGAATACGCGCCAGCTCCACGCCGGTACACCGTGGACAGTTGCCCATACGTTGTGCGGGTGTAATCCGGTTTGCCATCCTCCTCCATCTGCTCGTTATGCTCAGACACTTTGTTCCGCAGTGCGGTTTCTGTGCGCTCGGAAAGCTCAATGTCTGAACCGCCAGGTCCAGCAGCGGAACCAGGCTCGTTAGTGTCTGAACCCTCAATCTGATCTTCTGGTGGTGCAGGGGTGGAAGCATCGTCATCGCGTTGCTCATCTTTTGGTTCCCAAGCGTTGCAATAGGAACCGCCCTCAACATACTCCTCCCACTTCTCGCAGAAAGCACGGCCCTCATCATCGAGGTTTGCTTCGTTGAAAAACCTGCAGTTACCGCAAGCGCGACCTTCCGGCACATCCTCCGAGGTTGCAGGGCGGTAGTTGTCGGGCAGGTCACGTTGCTCACCGAGGAACTCGGAGCCCTCAGCCTGTGCGATGGCAAGCGCCTGGTCGATCGCATCCTGTTTAGTGGTGTGGCAACCCATCACCTCACCATCATCTTTGACAGTTGCCCAACCATCGCAACCCTCAGCGGAATCAGAAATCAGGTAAGGCATTAGTCGTTG